TTTCATATAACTTTACTTGAGCTTTATTTAGCTCTGCTATGTCTTCTTCTGACATTGGTATTTTTTGATCTAATTTAAAATTTAATACTTGTAATATTAATTGTATTTGTTTTTCATCTAGTTCTACTAACATTATCTATTTGCTCCATTATATACACACTCTAACACAGGACAATGACGATAGCAAAGACCACTTGGATGTGCGTTCCAAACATTTGATTTTACAGCCATCTTCATTCTGTTATGTCTTTCTTTCCAGTTCTTCCAAAGTGCTTCACTATCATCTACGTGATACTTAGATGTTATAAATACTTTTTTAACTGTGAATAATAAACCTGCACTGATGTCTTCTACAAAAGGAAAGTATTTAAATATGGCTAAAGCCATAAGTTCCAACTGCCCTTTGTCTGCGTTCTGAGGGTTCTTACCAGTCTTGTAATCTACTATCCATGCCTTGTGATCACGTATGATAACCAGATCAACAATGCCTCTAAACCAAACATCCTTGGAATTAAACTTACAAGGTTTTAATTCTGCTGTTAAGCCTAACCTCATTTCTGTAAACTTGTTACCACGCTTGTTGTTAAGAGCCTGTAGCGGGCCCTCCATGTAAGCAAAGGGTTTGGGTATGGGTTTGCCATCACGTATATATTCTTCGGCAATCAAGTGTGCTTTAGTTCCATACATCATTGCTTCTGAAACTTTTTCTTCGTAGTCTTTTGCAATCTTTAAATGAAAGAATTGTCTAGGACACTGCTCAAATGCTTTTAGTCTACTGAAAGACCAAGGGGTTACACTCACTCACATTCTCCATACGATTTGCCTATACCAGACTCACAGTCAACTGGAAGTCCACCTGCCCATTCTGGTGTCCAACGCATACATTCTTCTATGTATTGTTGTGCTTCTTCTGCTTCTTTATCTCTTACACAACAAACGATGCTATCGTGAACAGTCAGAACTACTTTATATTTTTTAGCTATCCTTATCATCTGTTCGCCAATAATGCAACGTGCTATAGCTTGGCATACATTCTCTATTACCTTTCCGCCATAGATACGTGTTTCACCATTACGTGTCATATAGCTATACTCAAAACCTATATCTGTTTGAGTTGCTTTCAATCCATCGTAGGATATGTATAAACCAGAGGGTAATTTTATTTTGCCCTCCTCTATCTTCAATACACCATATAACCCAAACTGTTCATCCTCTCCATTCACAGAGCCCTGGAGAAAGCGTTGGGCATCACGCCATAACTTGTTTATGTTGTCATTAGTATCTCTGTATACTTTGATGACGCGCCTTGCTTCATCTATGGGCATACTAAACCCAAAGGTCTGAAGTTGGTTTTGAAACTTCAAAGCACCCATGCCATACCCTGCACCAAGTATAGTAGTCTTACCAACAAATCTTTGTTCTTTAGTTACAGCATCTTCTACAACACCATATATAACACCTGCCATTTTTCTGTATACATCTTCGCCTTTTCTAAATGCTTCTGTTAAATAGTCTTGTTGTGCAAGCCATGCCAACACCCTAGCTTCTATCTGTGAAGAGTCAGCGTCAATCAGTACGCAACCTCTAGGTGGAACTATACTAGACTTCAACCTCTTAGCATGATCACCTCTGCTTGGTAGGTTCTGTAAATTTATCTTATCGTCACCACCCCATCTACCAGTGTGCGCTGCGTAGTATTTTACTGGAACAGGTAGTAAACCACGTTTACCTATGTTTATAAACCTCTCCGTTCTTGTTTCTTCCAAGGTGCTTTTGAGTTCAAGTCTAGCATTTACCAACTTTTTAACTCTATCATCATGGTGATATATTAATTTTTTGAACCCCTCGTCAGACTTTGCAAGAGCAAGAGTTTTATTACCAGTTGTAGAACTTATCTTTGTAGGAGCTTCAACACCAAGGTTTTTTAGAAGCCCTGCAAACTTTGAATTACTCATCAAATCATCTTTGCTACACCCTGCTTCTACCAACATCTTTTCTTTGCGTTGACGTGTTTCTGTAAGATGGTTCTCCAACCATATCACGTCCAAGTCCAAGGTAGGTTCTATAAACATACGTAAAGTTAGGTCAATTAATTTAAACTCTTTTTTGGGAAACCACTTACCCATTCTTTTAAATAAATCAAAAGAAAGGTCTACATCGTTTACACAATAGTCACCAAATCTAGAAAGCTCCTCCTCTGTAAAGTCTTCTCTGTGTTTACCAACTGTGTTTAGAACTTCTTTACCTTTAACACCTATGTTATATCTTTTGGCTAAGGCATCTAGGCTCGCACTCTTGTCTACACCATGTATACCTCTTGCCATGCATAATGTATCTGCAAACAATTTTGGTTTTATATCAAATATCCAATTAAGAATAGCACCATCGAACATAGTGTTATGTGCATTGAGGACACTATTGCCCCAGGGGAAGGTAAGTAGATACTCCTTAACTTGTTCATGTGTACCACTTGCCCACTCAGTTTCTCTATCATTTAACTTTATACCTACACCTATGACTTCAAAGTCTGGACTACGTATGTATTCTTCAGTAGTTACTTTCTTAAGAGAATAGTCTTTGTCATAGTACGTTTCAAAGTCTAGGGTAATTAAATTCATTTACCCTCTCCCCTTTCACCACTCAACTCTCCTCCCAACCCTGCGTATCCACATATATCTATCCAATTATCAGTCTTATCTGCGTGTATCAAACGAGCTATCTTCACACATAACATACACATCATGACATCTTTTACTGTGACTTCTTTGTCTAGGACTACGCTCCATAGCTTGGCGATACGTTCATGATTCATGTAAGCATCACCATAATCTTTTGCCCTGTCGCCATTGATTAGGCGCATTGCTTCTTTTAATATGTCATCTCTGGTCATTGTACATACCTTTGATGATATCTGTCATAATGTTAGAAACGGTAGCAGACCTAGTTGGGTTACTCGTTTCTAGATAGTCTAGTAGCTCTCGTAAAGTCCAAGTAAGCATATCTTCTCTAGTTGAAATAAAGAAGTCTGCTTTCTCTTTACGTACACCGACCTTCTTAACTTTTTCTTTTTTTGAACGCACACGTTCTTTGCTAACAAGACGTAAGGGTTTTAATCCAATCTTCACCGCCTTTTTTTGTACCTGCACCTCACCAGTGTTTGTGTTAACTAGTGTACGTTTATTAGGTGCATAGTAGGCTCTTGGTATTTTCTTTAATTTAAATTCATCAGCTATGCTCATTTAGTTCTCCTCTTTTAGTTCGCCCCCTATCGCAAACTAGGGGGCTAGATTTTACGTACCTTACTCGACAAGATCACTAGGGGGAGGTGTAGTATGATAACCACTTAACCCTAACCTCTTGTTGCAGTGGTTCTTGTAATGCGAAGGACACTCACTGCTTGCCCTCCTCGGTGGTGACAAACTAACTAAAAAACCACCGACCAGACAACTCTATTGCATCATCTTATAAATATTTTCCATATCTATATTTGTACTCTCAACCTTTGCAGTAAACTTAATAATCTCGTCTACCACGGTATGCATATTATCTTCATTGATAACCAAGGCTAGACCACCACAGTTTTTTATGTCTTCTATATTCTTATTTTGTAGTGCCGTAGGCTTATTGCTACCTGCTTTGCATTCTATAGCTATAAACTTACCCTCGTAACAAACTATGATATCTGGCACGCCACTTGCTCCATACCCACCTGTAACAGGGTAAAAATAGTATGCACCCATGTTCTTGAGATAACTTGTTACTGCACGTTTAACTTTGGCTTCTGGTTTCAAAATGGTATCTCCTCTCCTTGATGTTTTGGTATCCAAACTTCACATTTGGTTAGTGTCTGACTAACACTTTTTATTGTATCATCTTGTATTTCTATGTCATCAACTATTCCCATCTCTTCAAGAAAGAAGATCAAATCGTTTGGTAAAGCTTCTGTTTTCATAATTTCTCCCTAAAAAGCGTTGGAACTGGCATCAAACCCACTCAGCCGAAGCCAAGTGGGTCAAACGGTTAGTTAAGCACTAACCAAATATGTAGAATAAATCCTCGCGCACTCTCCGACCAACTCCCTTTATTTCCTCGTTAAGGTCGCAGAGCATAAGCACGGCTATCTTGCCCTGCAACCAATTTGGTAAGTCATTAATCGAATGATAGCAACTATCTAATTCCTTGTCAACACATTCTATACCTATACATATCACAGTTATGTATTTTCTATCTAATGGTATCTGTACACGGTATACCTTGTCACAAGATAACAAGTCATGGTGTAATGTAGAAACAACCTGCATCATCTCTGTACCCCACGTCATCAACAAATGTCTTAGGACTAACCATTGATAGGACAGATACCTTACCAACTATATGTTCTGGAACATCCTCAATGGTATATGTTTTGAACTCCTTGATTGAATCGTGTACATTACCTTGAACGTCTTGCATGGTTATGACATCAAACGTTTGTACGTCATCTACATTATATACCCTGACATGATATAGGTGAAGCTTCTTACGTTTTCTTTCCTCAAGTTGTTCATGTTGGTGTAACCATCTTTGTACATTACTAGCGAATGCATCATGTAGAAACTTGTGTTCATGTGCAACGAGATGTTTAAGTTCTCTCAGTAGCATACCCTCATCACTACAAACTGCATTAACTGATCCTCTCTCTTCGTGATACATCTTATCACTAAGGTCAGTAAACTCTCGCTTGGCTTTGAAAGCATTTAATATAGCCACATCTTGTGGTGTTGGGTTACGCAGATATGCTGATGCTTTCTTCAATGCTTTGTCCATGTGTATAGACCTAGCCATGTAGTGTTGCTCAGAATACATATCATACTTATCGTTGCGTATGGGAAAGCCACACACCATATACTCATGTTCCATTGGTGATACGGTAGTCGCAAAATCCCCGTAGCCGATATAACCCATTGTGTAAACTTGTTCCTCCATGAATACCCAAAAAGTAAACTGTGAACTTCTTGCATCACGTAAGGCAAAGTCCACACCCCTTATCTTATGTGCTATTGCTTTGGCAAATCTAATAGCACGAAAAGCACTCCTCTTAAGACAAGTTGATGGGTTGGTAAGGTTGAATATTTCATCATTCCCTACACCAAACACATCAGAATAAGTTGTTTCCTCCACTATGTCCAAGGCTCTAAGTGTACTACCCTTTACTATGGGGTACTTCTTAGTTTCTTCACGTATCCTTTCTAAGGTTCGCTTTAGGTAATTGTTATCTAAAAATCTACTCTCATTCATTGACGTTCTCCTTTTCTTGTAATTCGGTTAGTCCTTCACTAACTGATTTTAGGTTCATAAAGTCCTGCTCTATCGTAGTTTGTATGTAAGCAGAACTATCTTGGTAATTCTCAAGATACTCACCATGTTTGCATTGTGATGAATCTTCTCGCGTTTCCACGTCATTATTGTCTTCACCGATACGTAGAAACTTGTAAGCGTATGGTATGCCACGTTCTTTGTGGAAGTCCTTACAAAGATCAAGCATTGAGTTTATACACTTTACATCTTCGTATGCTCCAAGCATGGTATCTTCATACCACTTCCATTGTTCACCAACAAAGACAAGACTATATACACCTCTCACACCATCAGCAGTTTGTGTTTCATCACAACTGATCTTTAGATACTGTGTTAGATCATACTTCTGACATCTTTTGTCGAGTGTAAATGCAGTGAGTATTTCTTTAGCATGACTTTTGTGCATGAAAGAATGTGCTATAACTATATCGCTACGATAACCCATTACTTGACCCTCTTCACTATAGCTTCACTGTATGTATACTGAAGATCAAATATCTTGTTGACCCATCTGTTCCATTGGTTACGTATAATACTTGGTAACCTATCATCCTCTACATGACTTCTACCAGTTTTGATAGCTTGCAATTCACTATCTATTATAAATAACTCAAGTAGTACGATACGCATAGGATGATCATCGGTGCTAAGGATATGCTCCATGAACTCACCTTTGTTATCCCAATCCCACCATGAGTATCCAACTTCTGAACCAGAGAACTCTCTATAACTGTTGTTCAGTTGTTCCGTTCTTTTGTTGTACCAATTCCAATGGTAGTTTGCTTCTTCCAAATCTATCAACGGATACATTGCCAAGATATATTCATAGAACTTATCGGTGAGTGGTTTGATCTCTGCCTTACGTTCAGTATTTATTCTCTTCTTTGGATAACCAAACATAAACGTGTCACCCTTGATACTCCAACGGTTACCTTTTCGCGTAAAGAATAGATATTTGTTGTCATCCTCATCTAACCAATAACTATTCTCTTTTCTAAAAGAAGCATCACGAGCAATCCGATCGGCTCTCTGTGGATCGTAAGCACTCTTGGGTAGATAGTAGGGTTTATCACCACCCTTTACACTGATGTACTGTTTGCCATTATCAACATCAAATCGAAACGAGGAAGGCAATACATACTGTAAAAAAGAATACCTTGAAACGTGTGCATATTCACCACTGCCATTGCGCACCTTGATGCATTCGTTACCACCAAGGTTTCTGTACCATACTATCGGAGCCATTTTTTCTATCTCTTCTAGTGAGTAGTTCATACCATCGTCATGCCAAAACTTTATACTGTCAAACAAACCATCATTAAGTATATACTTGTCATCATTTACTTTGATGATACGTTCCCACTTACGTCTTCTGTTTTCTGATATGGGTCGCAAGTCCTGATCTTTGCTATGGTTCTTACTGACCAAAGGCTTGATCATATTGTATAGTTTCTCGACATCTGCAAAGGTGTCTGGATTGTGCATTAGTCCGTAATATCTTATTGTCATTTTTTTCTCCTTGTTTGGTTAGTGTATGACTAACTGATTACAGTTCATGTGAATTGATGTGGACGCACTTGCCCACATCTGGTCTTGCTGATGCATTGTCAAGTATGCACCAGAGGGTGGGGCAATTCCACTTACCCCAAGAGCCACCAAGGTAACCATCGGTAAGAATGATGGTAGCTTGTGGTGACACGTTATGGTCTGCAAGATGTTCTGGGACACACTCAACTGTAGTACCACCACCACCATTTGGTTTTGTGGATTGAATGAGTTTGTCAACTTCATGCATCTCATAAATTTCTTCTTTGCATATCTCAGTATCCCAATACAACATACGCACTTTGTCTGGGTGTACGTTGTCAATGATACCTTTTACTTCTGATAGAAAGGTTTGCAGTTCTCTGTCACCAATACTACCAGACGTATCAATAGCAATAACAAGTTCACCAACCTTTTCAGATATGCCACTAGGCATATAGATACCTTGACCGATGAACCTACGATTGGGTTTGTTCCAAGTAGAGAAGTCTTTGCCTTTACAAGTAGTAGTAATAAATTCACGCAATACTTGTTTCCAATCTATCTTAGGCTTGAGCAGTTCTTTGAAATCACGATCACCACCACTGCCAGTTTTACCTGCAACCAATGCACCTTGACGTATTGCACCATCAATATCTCTTTCAAGATCTTTCTTTTCTTGTGCATCCATAGCCTGAGCATTCTCATGATCATGTACGTCAAAGCCACCATGCGTATCATCTGGTGACGAGTTACCACAAGAACCATTACCACTGTTGCCTGGCAACTGCTTTGACTTGGGTAAACCATTCTTCTTTAGATCATGATATATCTTTGCAGTATCCCATACTGTACTGTCAGCATACTTCTCGTCATAACAACCTATCTCTAATTCACCAGTCATTGTAGCAAACAAATCGTCTTTGTTGTCAGCAACAAGTTTGGCATTGATAAATAAGTCCATAGCAACATTGGCAAGTTGTGGATCTTCTTTGACCAAGTGTTGCCATGTTGTCATGTGCCGAAATAACTTGTGATAGTTCTCATGCAATACCAGAAACCGTAATTCTGGATCATTGAGTTTGTCACAAAATGCTCGACCATACTTCTCGTTCTTACCATCAGTACAAGCCGTAGGTATGTCATCTACGATTGATCTATTACCAATCATAAGTATACCTGCCAGTGCAACATACTTTTGTTTACCCATGATATCAACAACTGCCTTAGACAATCGTTGTTCTGTGGTGAGTTGTTTTCCTATCTGTAACATATTCCCTCCTACTTCTTATCTGCTACAAACATATAGTTGTTTTCCATTGCCCACTTGGTGAACCGAGCATTGGTCATAACCATAGATCGCTTGCCGTATGTTTCTGCGCGTACACCGTTGGCAAACAAACCTTGTGCTTCTTTGTCAAGACGTACCATGTAATCCATCCATGCATTGATCCAATCTTTTTCTAAGTTGGCAAGTGTACGATATACCACCATACAAACTGCGCTTGCACTTGTAGGTACTTTGGCATTGGTAGGATCTTTCTTGATGTCATCAAGTCTAGGCAAGTCATCTGCTAGTTTTACAAATGCCATCAAGTCCATAGCCCCACGTTCACCGATAGTACCCATAAGTAAACCTGTTAATGTGTGATCATCAAACTGATCCCGTACCTTCAACCAATCGCTAGCACACTCCAATGATCTAGGTGTAACAAAAGATGTCTGGTTAGATTGGGGATGATAGATGTGTGGGTTGTCATCTGGGTTCTCTACATCTTCAAAGGATTGTAACAAAGACGGATTGTCCTTGACCCAACCAAGTACGGTACTGTCCATATCATTGTTCACACCCCACTCAATAAACTCCATGTGATCTGGTTTACGTACCTTGACCACAGTAATACGATTGCGACCATGTGGGGGTATGATATCACCAACACCCTCTGCCCCAAGATTAGTAGTTGCAAACAATACACTTTCTGGATGCATAGTATAGGAACCAATCTTTCTTTCATATATCAATCGTAGTAGACCATTGAACACGGCAGGGTTAGACTTACCAATCTCGTCAATCATCAATATGATTTTCTGATTAGCTAGATGTAAACCAAGTTCTTCGTTGGTGGCAAAAGTAACATAGTCATTACCGTCAACGTCTTTGAGTTTAGGTATCAACAAGTCACCCAAGTCTTTGGTAGTACAATCAAAGTAACAAGCCTTGTGTTCTGGTAACTTGTTATCAAGCATTGTAAGTGTTGCTGATTTACCTGTACCCATGTGACCTTGCATGAGTATAGTTCTTTTGTTACCACCTGCAATGATAGCTGAAGTACATTGGTCAAGTGATAGTTCGTACATATTTATTGCTGAGTTTGCCATTATAATTTCTCCTTTTTGATTAGTGTATGACTAACTGATTTCTATATATCAAGACTTGGTAATGCCTTGATGGCTTCATCCACGGCTTTCTTGGTATCAAGCCGTAAGATACCGTCTTCACGTAATGCGTCTGGTGTGACACCACGGAAAATCCTGTCTAGTTTTGTTTTCATTGCTTTCATGTTTGGGTCGTTGGTAAGATTGAACCCATCAAGTAAGTCAATTAGATCGGTGACGTTGGTGACAATCGTATCACGAAATACTTTCTTGTCCTCGTCATCTGTGTAGTCCAAACGCTCAGACATACGTGATAACACGTTATAGGTTCTTTGCCACGCGTCACCCATGGCGCGCTTGATCTGTGTATCTGAGAATTGTTTGAACTGTTCTTTGACTTGGCGCAAACCCTCGTTGCCAATGTCTACACGGAAGTCACCTTGTGGAACTTCGGTGTAATTCATGCGCCATGCGAACTTTGATTTGATAGTTTCGATTGATGGATAGTTGTCTGCTTGGAATAGATCACCTAGCTTTGTCTTGGCCTCTTGTATTGCAAAGTCGTACACATCAAAGAACTCGTCACATAGTTTGGTGAAGTGATCTCTAAGATCAGTCATTTGCTGATGGTATTTAAAATAGTGTACAGTTGGCACAAGACGTAAACCACTGTCAGACCATGGCAGTGTACTACTGCGATGTATGTTATAACTATTGGAAACGTGTTTATGTATGGCAGATAGTTGGGGGCAATCACCAAGTAACTTCTTGTGTACATTAGCCATACCAACGTGTGCATTGTTTGCATTCTCTACGTATTCGCTTGCAGACTTATCGAACTTACGACCAGTCCATTTAGAAATGTTGATCTCTATCAACATAGCACTTGAACTTAGTGTTGGTGCGTCAGTATCGGTTAGTGTGTCACTAACTGTTTTTGTGTTTTCTTTGTTTGTGTCTTTTGTCATAACTTGTTCTCCTCTGTTTGTTAGACATACTTTTAGATTGTCCTTACAGTATAGCATATATAACGTGTCTTGTCAAGTCGCGTTAACGGACTATAAAACCACCGTTTAAGTATCAAGATATGTCACAAGATGTTATATAGTGTAATGTTCCCTACTGTCTTATAATGTCCTCGTAATGTTCCACGTAAGTCATTGAAAACAAAAGAATGTTCCAATGTTCCAAAATAAAAAGAATTAAAGTTTGGTTAGTGGTTGACTAACCGAAAGAGAATAGCAAGAGAGGTGGGTCGAATAGTTGTTAAATACTTTTTAAAAAAAGGAACATTATATATATATATATATATATAGTTAAAATTCTATGCAGTAGATACAAACACGTAACACTTTGTGATACTTCCTGCAACTAAAATCAAATGTTACTTTTTGCCTAAAAAAAAGGGAACATTATGGAACATTATGGTAACATTATGGAACATTACACTGAGACGGTCTGCTACAATGAGAACTGGCTTCAAACACGTTAGTGTGTGACTAACCTTTTTCAAAAACTTTTTCAAAATGGGTGGCAAGGTTGGCAATGTGTATACGTGGTGACGTGTTAAGCCGAAACGCCACACTGCTACTGAGAGAACTGGTATCACTAGGCACAAAAAAAGGGCGACCTCGTGGGTCGCCCATATTTATTATTTAAGGTTTCTGAGATGTTTTTTGAAATTCTCTAATTCTTTTTTGAAATCTGTTGTATCAGTATCAAAATTATCTAACGATTTAATTAGTTTAGTTAGATGATCCATAGACTTCTCAGCATTAGTTTTTTGTGTTGGTGGTTTACTTGGTTTTAAAGCATTGTAAATTGTAGCAAGTTTTTTATCTCTTTGCTTATTAAACTCATTAAACATACCACGCTCCATAACTGAGAATAAAGCTTTACGCTTATCCTGAGGAGTCCAGAATATCTCTTTCATCTTGCCTGATGGATCAATCATTTCAAAGTATGCTGACCTTATAGCAATGGCCTCAGCTGGTGTTGCTGTACATCCATCTCCTTTAACTTCTAACTCCTCAACGGGTAAATGCTGTGGGTTAGGTACGTTATCAATGACCTTAAATGTACCGTCAGCATTCTTGACCTTATGAGCAAGCTTAGGGCCGATAAATAACGTATGCGGATTTTCAATTCCAGCCTCTTTAAAATCTTCAGCCTTTAACTTGATCTGAGCAAGAGATTGTTTTTTCTCCTCATCAGCCTCATGAAAGTTAATAGAACATTTAATAGTATCATTAAATACCTTTTCATTATCAGTAACTAAGTTTACCTTAGTCTCTGCACCACCATTAGGTATTTGACCATTAACTATCTGACCGTTTGAAGTGTCGGCCACACTTATATTAGTAGTTGTCATTACTGACCTCCAATTGTTAAGTTTACACAAGCGCGTTGTTGCGTCTTGATAAGTTAATATAAACACATCTAAACAAGTTATGCTATAGTTAGTAAAGCAAAATGGTTAGTTAATGACTAACCAAACCATACCCTACCCCATACCACCACTTGCTATGCTATGACACTATACACCTCTATATATACTATTTCAGACCGACATTTTCGTTTTATCTGAGTTCGAGGGGTACACCCCTATATATAGGAACACCCCCCTATAGGAGTCCCAAACTACTTTACAAAAAAATTTTTTTCTCTATATACTGTTTCGTGTGGCTTCATAGATTACAAATAGATTCGTGATTTATCCACCAGAGGTCACACACCAACGGTTAACAACCTGCACATATTATGGCTATTAGAGTAGAACCTGAGATAGGAATTAAGTTAGAAGACAGTCCTTTACCTATTGATTTGAAAGATCGGGTAGAAGCCGCAGCTAATACGGCAAAAGAATTAGAAAACCACGGTCTGGATATTGAACCTACGCAGGAAGATAAAGATGTTACAGCCAAAATATCTACAGCATACTCTGGTGATCCAGAAACAACCTCAAAAAAAGTAAATAATAAGAAGTTGTCCACCGTTACGCCTGCATCAATAGTCATGACACACGGTATATTGAAGGAGTTTGGGCGTTCTGTAGTAGAAAGTTCCAGACAGATTCGCGATTTAGTTACTAATAAGTTACTAATTGAGAGTGAAAACCCTGATCCAAGGGTAAGAATACGTGCTTTGGAGCTCTTAGGTAAGATTTCAGACGTAGGATTGTTCTCTGAGAAGTCTGAAATAACCGTAACACATCAATCTACAGACGATTTACGTGAGAAATTACGTCAAAAACTGGCAAAATTGGTAAATCCAGAGGAAGAAGTAGAAGACGCAGTCCTAATTGACGGTGAATCTATAGATGTTGACGAAGAATTAGGGTTAAATGACAAAAATGACGACAACTGAACAGTCTTTTGACTTTTCTGAGTCAGAAATACAGCAAATGTTGGCTAATTTAGATAATTTTGACGCTGATGAGGTGCAAGAGATTGATAAATTGGTTAATGAACTCAATACTCGCAAGAAAAATGAGCAAGCTTACAATGATTTGATAGCTTTTTGCCAGCATATGCAGAAAGATTACAAAGTTGGCAGGCATCATAGGCTTTTAGCTAATATGTTGATGGATATTGAGCAGGGAAACAAGGATAGAATCTGTGTGAACATACCTCCTAGACATGGAAAGTCACAATTAGTGTCTATTATGTTCCCAGCATGGTTTCTTGGACGTAATCCTAACAAAAAAG